ATGACACGTAACCCATTAGATTTCGTTTCATCTTCAAGCTACCCTCGGATCATCGTCACTCGAAAGGTCATCATGAAAAAGTTTCTCCCACTCATGCTCGTTGCAGGACTCGCACTCGCAGGATGCAGTAGCAGCACCGAGCCTTCTTCGGGCGCGTCCGAGACTCCGACACCTGCACCATCTTCGCCAACTGCCGAAGCTACTACCGCCGAGTCTCCTACCGTCGATCCTGAAGCCTCCGACGAATACGCTTTCGCCACGGGGATGACGTTTGGCAAGGTAACCCGTTCGGGAGAGCCGAGCAAAGAACTGAAGGCGTTCCTTGAGGCGGGCAGTGAGGCGCAGGGTGAAGATTATAAAGACGCATTTCAGTTCTGGACGGTGAAAATTGATAACCGTGAGGGCTTCGAGGATGCTTTCGTGAACAGCCTATTCGGCTACGATGAGGCCGGCAAGGAGTACACTTTCGTGCGCACCTTGGATCTAGTAGAGGCAGCTCAAGAGGCGTTACCCGATGCCCCTGAAAACGCTACAGCCGAGAGCGCTGAGTGGAAGCAGCATAAGGAGTTGTTCGATCTTTATTCAGCGGCGTTTGAGTCTGAGCAGTATTCTGCAAAACCAGGCGCGGTGAAGGAGTTCACTGTAGTTACGGGTGATGAGTTACCGTCTGAGTTCGCGAAGATGACGATTGATCTTGGAGGTTTGGTTGGTGAAGCCGACGTGATCACTCTGGAAGATGCCGAGTCGCAGGGTTACCCATTGGATTTCTAGTTGTTAACGCAGAAAAACCGCCCCTACCCTCGTTTGAGGATAGGGGCGGTTTCTTTTCGTGTACGTTCGTGCACTTTTGTTAATGTGCAAGTTCCTACACATTATGCCGGTTTTCTACATAATGCCCAGATTTTGGTGCTTTATCCGGCGTATCGGAACTATTCTGCTACATGCTTGCCGGGTTCGTCCTTGGCGGGTACGAGCCAGCCGGCAATGATAACCAGCAGAGTGGTTACAGCGCCCTGCACTTCGCCGGGAGCCTCAATTCCGAATCCGGTAAGGACCCAGAAAATAATCGTGGTTAGCGCTGCCGCTCCTGCTGCCGCGCCGGTAACTGGTCCTACAGTACGAGATGCCATTGAGTTTGGCTCCTTACTTGCTATTTTGTCCATTTAGGTAGCGTTGCCACGCCTTGATGGTTTCCTTGCCGAACTTGCCGTCAATCAGCCACTTTCGGGTGTCAAGGTGGCCCTTCTTCGCTAGGAACTGCTGTAGCGCAATCACGCTATGCTTGCCGAAGTCGCCGTCAATAGCGCGGTTGTAGTAGCCGAGACCGTTGAGCCATTCCTGCACAGCCATCCACGTATACTTGCCAGCGTCACCATCAATAGCGCGTTCGTACAAGCCGATCTGAGACATGAGGATCTGAGTAGCTTCAGCTGTAACGGAACCGAACTTGCCGTCAACTACGAGGTCCTTGTAATCGGTTGGGCGGTCGCTCTTCGCTGGCTTAGGTTTCGCTGGCTTGGACGCTACCGGCTTGATGGTTCCGCCGTTGATCTTCGCAGCCACCTTGGCGAGCTTGGCAGTACCGCCCTGCAACTCAAAGTGCATCTCATCCTTGCGCCCGGCATAGTCACCGCCCCAACGGACACTGCCGTCAAGGTCAGCCAAGATGCGACGGATAGCCTTCACCTGAGCGCCGGAGAACGTACCTACACGCCCTAGCCCGTGCTCTGGTGCGTTGAAGTCCACAGCAGTGCCAGCAGAGTGCTCAGAGGGTACAGAAGCACCACGCACAGGACGCTTGGCATAACCCCATGACCAGTCCTTGCGGATGGTCTCAACCTCCGCGTTGAAGCGTCGGCCAAGCTCGTTGAGGATAGTGTGCGCGTCACCGGCGCGAACTTTGCCAGTGATCCATTTGAGGTTGGTTAGTCGATTGCTGGAACCGGACGTGAGCACGTCCCAGCCGAGGCGAGTTAGCGCCATGAGGGCCACCTTTCGGGCATGAGGAAAGCGACCACCGTTTGGTGATCGCTTAGTTATTTCGGTGTTTGATAGACCATGTTTGGTGCAGGTCGGACAGCATCGGTGTCCAGTGCGCGGTCTCGGTAATATGATCGGCTAGTAGCTTCTCTGTCTTAGCGCCCTGCTCTTCTAACCGTTTCGTCGCGTCCTTCACCGAGCTACCGTGATTAGTGGTTAGCTCGTGGTGCACGGTGTCCATCTGGGTTTCCATCGCATCAATCTTCGCGGTGTTACCCTTCAGCTCTTTCGTCATCACGTCCATGCGAACACCGATGCCGGGCTTATCCTCAGTGCCGACCAGCGTGTTCACCAGCGCCACGAATTTGGCGACGAACGGGAACGCTTTGAACGCAGACCGGACTATCAGCGAGAGAATGAACAGGATCACAGCGCACGGGATCAACACTCCTGGTTGAAGCAGATCATCAATCCAAGAAGGCATATGCAAACCCCCTAGGCGGGTTGCGGGACGGCTGAAAAACATGAGTAGGCATGAAGCCTCCTAAAGGTTTCGGGTATGACAAAGGCCCTCACCCACGAAGGTGAAGGCCTTTATGCATTCTGAATTTATCGAAGTTGGTTTTCAGCTTGCACCCACAGATATCCCATCCGGTAGGACAGTGGAGCATGCATCTTCTCGCGGTCCTCGTAGTAGAACGTTCCCGGAACAAGTGTGAATTCTCCAAAGACTGGACCACTCAAGGTGTCGTACATGTCTACGCGAACGAATGGAGACGGAACAGCCACAGATATTCGCTTGGCGATATTCAGCATGCTTTTCCAGTTATCCGGGCGTGGCTCCACAATTCGTTCAATGATCTTGGTGTTGACTTCGATTAGTCGATCTTCAGGGTCAACGATTGGTTCGAAATTTCCGTCGAAGAATGCATGCTTATTCTTTTTAGGATCGCGAATCGTTCTGTGGATCAGACCTATCTCACCCTGGAAAGTAAAGAATTTATAATCGTCCGGAACGGGATTCCCTTGAGGGTCAACAATTCTCTCTTCGACTATCCACTCGTGTTTAGCCCTTGGAGTCTTCTCAGATAGCTCGGTCTGCTCAGCAACAATTTGCTCGGCTGTGAGGTCGCGGTGTCGAAGATGATCGTGATAACCGTCCTCTTTTCGTTCCAGAACCATAACGCCAAATGACGATGAAGAGAACGTTGGCTTCAGTACGAACGTGTCAGGAAGTTCGTCTAGACGAATGTCATCAGCCGAGGTATACGTAGCAAGTAGTTTTGGAACTGGGCCTCCGATGCGTTCTACGAACTCTCGGCCTTTGATTTTGTCGTGCAGGTATGAGGGCACTCCTCGTTCTTGCCCAGCGCCACGTTCTCGTATCCTCGTTAGATAATCCACTCATGCTCCCTTTTCATCGTCTTATAGTTAGATGTTAGCAAGTTGAAAATGAGTGACAGGATTTTTACGGTGAGCACCAACAGTTTTAGTGATCTTTCGGATGATGAATTGTTCGATGTAGGTATGCGTCGCTGCGCATGCGGAGCCGCCGTTTATCCAAACGGCGACCCCGACCAGAAGCATTGCTCTGAGGACGTTCGCTCCTAGGTTGAGAACTCCTGGTAAGCGTTCGGCCGCAGTTGATGGATGTAGTCTCCGCTGAATCGGTGAACGGTTCCGGCGGGGACTATTTCGTTAGTTGCCCACAGCTTTTGATAGTGCTTGAGAATCTGCCCACCTGCCCGGTGTTCCAACCACGCCCGTGTCCCTTCCGGGTTCTTCCCCGGCAGGCCCCGGCGAGTTGTTTCAGCCGGATTGTTGTACCGGAACGCCGCTACGTTATCCGGTGAAGCCGACGAGAGGAACACCCATGACGTGCCCCAGTCCGATTCGGGAAGGTTGGTATTAGTTCCCTCCTGCGCGACTGTGTTCGGGTACGAGTTCCCAATCGGGGAAATAACTGTGTCGAACACTGCTGAATTGACCGGATTCATCAATACATAAGTGTTCGTTACTTGGATATCGAAGTTCACGCGAATCTTGCCTTCGATCGTCAACCGTCCAGAGGGGTGGATCGTGGTTGTCGTCCAAATATCCAACAGGTTTACGCTGGGTTCGTCGGGGTTTCTGCCGTAGACGTGCTGGACGATGCTCACTGGCCCTGTTGCGTCGTATGGCTGGCCGACCTGCAACCAACTGATGCTCAGTTCCCGGTTGCCGTCGTAGAACCTTGGGGCTTCAGCGTTGAAAGCCGTTTGAGCGGTATGGTACGGGACCCAACGAGCGGTCTGCTCGGTGGCAGCCCGCTTGATCCACCACGCAAATTCGCGGTTCGACTCTATACCCTGCTTCGTTCCTTGTGCCCAACCACCAGAAATATCCGGGTACTGAACGAGAGTATATTGCCCTGGATACTGGTTTGTTCCGGGCGTGCGTGCCAGCCAACCTCGCGCTGTACCGCCGCTCGGAGGATTCGCCGGGTCCGCACCAATGAACTCCGCGGTTAGCAGCTGGCTGCCCGCAGACACCTCCGGTGAGGATACCAACTGGCCATTAGTTTCACGCGAAGCTGAAGCTGAGTATGTGGAGAATTCTGTGACTTGCCCTCCGATACTGTAGCGCCAGATCCCGCCACGGTTGTCCTTATATGGATGTACTCTGATCTCTGCGCCCTTGAACGGAACGTTTACGAGCACCGACCATTTTGCGCCGACCTGTGTCGTGTACCCATACTGTTCACTTGTTGCGACGAACGTCCCAGTAGTGGTGAGGGCGCTGTAAGTCACTTCTTTAGCTGGAAGCTTTCCGGAGTAGATGTCGCCGACTATGCGGTAGTCGTCGCGCCCGGACGTTGCGGTATTTCCCTCAATCAGGTGAGCTGTGAAGTCACCATTCGGGGAATGAGACACAATCTGAAGCGATTCGCCGGAATCAGTTTTCAGTACTTGGACGCCATTCATGGGCGACTTCGAATCAAGCAAACCAACGTAGTCAGCCTGCACAGCTTGCTCCGCAATAACTGGCGGAATCTGGTCTAAGCTCGGCTTCGCATCCAGCTCCGCCTTGTCGGCTTTCTCGTCTAGCGCTAGTTTCTGCATGGTTGATACAGGCTTGTTCATGTCGGAAGTGTTGTCCACGTTCGACAGGCCGACCAACGATTTAGTTAGTGTTGCCCATTCAGTGGTGGTGTTGAAAGCATTCTTACGGATAACCTGCAACGCCTCACCACCCGCAGGAACACCAGCGCCCGGAGGGCCCGGAACGCTGCCACCGCCAGAAGAAGCGAATAGCTCAGCAACCATCATTTCGTACGGCGACAACACCACCAGCTCACCAGCATCGCGCTTCGACACAATGTAATCGAGCATCTGCGTTAGCTGGGCAGTCGTATGATAACCACTTTCATCCAAGCGCGAAGGGTGAGTCATGAGCTGCAACCCCGAATGATTGGCGATAGCAGTGTTCACCAAGCTCTGCAAGCTGGACACACTGCGAGTTTCCAACCCGGCGTGAGCCATTCCCTGGCGCACCTCCCCATCTAGTGGGCGGTAAGCCGTGCCAGTGAAAGCTCCTGCCGAAACAGCGTGATGCTCAAGTATCAACTGCCCCGCCAGCGTTCCATAGAACGCCTCAGGACTGTCGCCGCCATTGAATCCGCCATAGTTCGTGCCGCCCACACCGGGCGGGATGAAACCCCAGATCTTCTTGTCCGGGAGCTGAGCTTGCAGTTCTTCTTTGCCTTTGACGATCTGATCAGTCAAAGTTTGCAGATCCGATGCGTCATTGTGGCTAGGGCCAGCGCCATGGTTCCACACCTCGCACCGATTCCAACTGTTGACCATACTCGCCGTGACTCCGGCATTCTCCGAAACCGACCAACCGCGAGAAGACAATGCCAAGCAGTAAGGAAGGTTGCGAGCTTCAAGCAACGGGCGAATCTTGCTGTTGAAATTAGCTAGACCGTGATCAAAGCGCAGTGCTACAGCAGCTTTGCCATCAGTAACCCGCGTCCCCATTGCGTCACGAAACTCCTGGACGCGCAGGCGGTTAGCGTTGCCGGCACCACCGTTGGCTACAGCAACATCGTTATCCAGTCGCCGCCACGGAATCCACAGTGCTCCCGACGCGCCGGAGGTATTTCGCCGGTAATAGCCAGAAGCCTTGCCACTTGATCCGTCAGACAGCCCGGAGAAGTCCTGCATCACATACTGGAACCCGCCAACAGTATGGGCTTTAACATCCAACAGGAAAACGTTTTGAGTCGTGATCCATGGTGGCAAATTGGCAATAGGCCCAGCAGTGCTCGCCAAACGCAGGATGTACCGGCCAGTCGTTCGGAAATCGTTCAGGTCCTCCCCGCCAGTCAACTCAATGATCTGGGTGATTTTTCCAATCTCCGACAGGATGGCAGCGTTCGTCGTAGCTGCCATTTTCTGTAAATGGTTTTGCAACGCCTCGGCAGTAGAAGACTTCACGTAATCTGTTGCGGACGGGTAAAAGATTTTCAGGGACGTTTCCGCCATGGCTGGACTCCGTATTCTTTGCACAACAAAGGCGGCCCAACACTGTCGGGCCGCCTCGTTAACTCTTTGTTTATAAATCAGATTCGAACTGCGCATACGTCTGCGGGCTCGGCGGCTCGGAACGGAATGCTGCATAAGTAGCTGGGGTCAACTTCTGGAACTCCGCATAGGTCATCGACGTGTTCTTAGCCGAAAGAACGCGCACGCCAAGTTCCATCGATAGTTGCGAATCGAAACTCACACCCACCCGGATAATCAGTGCACGCAACTCAAACCCGCCCAAACCGGAACGAATCGTCACAATGTCACCCAACTGCAAGCGCGGGTCAGGCGTGATCCCTAAACCGCTCACGACAGGTTCGGGATTGGCTGTCTGGGATTGAATGAACGACGCGAATCGCTCCAACATGATCTGGGAATCAACACGGTTACCCCATTGGCCCAACTCGTGAACCAGTTCAGGTCCAGCGCCGGCGGGACCGGTTGCCACATATTCTTCTTCGGTCCATTTCACCCTGCCTGCTCCAACCAGTTTCGGCAGAGGCTTGTCACGGTTTTTAGGCCACAACGTTCCGGCTGTAGGCGACGTAGCAAGCACACCCTCAACGTCGGCAGGCCAAGATCCTGCACGGTACTTCACAATGATCTTTTGTAACCCAAGGGATGCCGTAGTGATCGTTACGCTAAGCCCGGAGGCCTCAGTCGTGCCACCATCGGCAGAGTAATACAGGCCTGTGAGTGAGTATTCTGGATTGTTAGCCGAGCTCCAGATGCCGCCAGCCCCGCCAACTTCAAGGAAATTTGTTCCCGGCTGTATCCAGTCCTCATCCGATTCTGGTTCAAGGAAAATCTCAACCTCATCTCCTGACTTCATCGACTCGCCACCACCGCCACGAGCAAGCACAGTGTTACGCCACCTGCCACGGGTAATAGCTGGCTTCTGCGCTTTCACCGTCACCTTAGATGCGGTTCCCAGAAGCCCATCTTCCCAATCGAGCGACAGAACATCATCCAAGGTAGTTATTGTGCGAACAGACGCGTGCCCCCGCAAAGAATCAGAAGGAGCCCACCTCGCTACGCCAGTCTCATCAATCCAGAATGCCGCCAACGTTGACGAGCCAATGTCCTCAAGTAGCTGCTGCGCAGTGACACCCTCAATAGCCCTGCCAGCATCCATGAGCCCATTCAAGTAGATGTTCCCCGTGTCCATGACAGCAGATGGCGTCCACCGCGTAGATACCAGTTCGTCTACGCTTCTGGTAGGGAATGAAACCTGAGCCCCCGCCGTACGCGCATTTGGTGAAGCGTAAACGAGCGCACGCCCAGCAGTGCCAGATGGCAAAGAAAGCGAAGCTGACACCGTAGCGCCCGCATCAGTTCGAATAGTGACAGCCCCGTTTTTCACAAGCATGCTCGCCACCACAGCCGAACCCAACGGCACCTCAGCAATAAGAGTGTTATCTCGGTAAGCCCGAGCTATTCGATCAGTACTCAAAGTCAACTGAACAAAATCAGTATCCGTCGAACCATAGAACACGCGAACATACGACGAACCCGCATGATCCGGGGCTGCCATCAACGTAATCTGCAAGGGCTCCGCCCCAGTATGGCTCCCCCACAAGTTATATGTTGCAGTGAAATCAGACATGGAAATACCCCAAGGGGAACGCGCATTATTACCATGCGTATTATTCGGCATCGTAGAAATAAGCGTTCCCCGCAAAGGCCATAAACTACCCTGCATGTTCACCGTCAAAGACGACATGTACTCAGGTGGCGGGGTGCAATGGAAACCCGCCTGACGTAAAGCAAAATCCACATAATACAAAGGCATCAAGCCGACAGTCCGATTAGGATCGCCACCACCCTGAGCGGGAGGCATGATCCGCAATAAAGGCACATGCGTTACAGTCGCAGTCAACTTGTCAAAGTCATCAATAATCGTAGATTGGAAACCCGAACCAAACGAACCCGTCGTCTTATCAATCAACCCATGAAACTGCTTCCACTCGCGAACCCCGTCACCAACGAAAACCTCAACACGATCCCCACGCTTCGGCATCCACACCTGAGGACCCCACGGAACGCCCGGATTATCAGAAACATCATCCGCCTGCGACCAAACAATACTGCCTGTAGCCTGGGTAACACCCGAAACAGCGGATACCTGCGCCGGAAGATCCCCCGACAGCTCACGATCAAACGAAACGGAAACGATTGGTCGCGCAACGCCATTGACCAGCACTCGCGAAGTGTAAGCAAGTACATCACTTCCAGCCAAAGAACCAGCCTGCACTATCCCACCTCCGACACAGTGAACGAAACATTTGAGTACGCATACCCAGGCGCAGCAAGAACCTGATCACGACCCACACCATGAACAACAGCCTTCGCGCAACCCTCACCCACAGACCACGGCTGAACACTGTCAGTCCACGTAATCGCAGGTTGAGCCGCCTTCACCGTATCCAACCCGCCAACAACACACGACACCGCACTAACAGGAGGCAACGCCGAAACATAAGAACGAACCACAGTCCCAGAAGACGCAGTAACAGTCGAAGTACTAGAAGTGATAAAAGAACCCGACGCGTTATACCAAAACAGGGCAACCCGAGCCCCCGCCCCATTCACCCACGCCGAACCAGTCACCCGAACCCCCGCAACAACAGGAGTCCGAACACCACCGAAATACATTGGCGAACCAGGATCAGCACTCAACAGCGACCGTGGCGCATAAACACCATTGCCTATATACAGTTCGCCAACACTCGTAACATGCGCACCATAAGCCGCCTCAGGCCCACATATAGAAACCTCCGGCGTCAACATGTTCGACACAGGCGCATCAGCACTAACGAACACGAACGGACCATTACCCCACGCACCATTAGCGAACTGGGAGAGTAGGGAATGTTCTGCTGGCGTGGTTGCGTCCGACGTTTGCAAAGACCAAGTACGTCGCCCAATCGGTTTAGGTTGAGCTTTTACCCGCCCCTCAAGAGTCCGCTGAAAACTGTAACGATCTTCAGTGGAAACATTCTGAGACGCTGGGCACTTGATGCCGATCATCCGGCCAAGAGTTCCGAGATAAATCAAAGCTTGAACTCCCTAGAAATAAGGTGGCCCAAGCTTTCGCCTGAGCCACCTGCAATTGGTTATTTGAGCGGTTTGCGCGCATCCTTTGCCGATTGAGCCATGACACCGTAGAACTTGGTTCCACCGATGTTTACGACTGGCTGCCAGCCAGCCATGCCTGCCTGAACCGCTTGCGCGATAGCCTCTGGTGAAACGCTGGCAGGCGCCGCCTGTGCGCTCGCGTACCGTGACACCTCGTAGGATGGTGGCACGGTGAGCGCTGGTGGGGTCATGAGTTGTTCTGCCGCTGATTGGACATCGCCAACCTTCGACAAAATACCCAGCTCAGCACCTTCGCCAACGTTCACACCAGCAGCCATCATCACCCTGCTAGGCGACTTGATACCCAACGAGCGTTTGAACGACTTCTCAGCGTTCTTGCCAAGCTTGTAGAACGCGTTCTCCACGTTCTTATTCTTGGATTCAAGACCCCGCACAAGCCCATCCGCAGCATCCAAGCCGCCCTTGTACATGGACTCGGTAACATACTGGCCCGCCTTGCCCGAAGCATCATCCAAACGGTCATACGCCTTGATGATGCTGTTACGCTCCGACTTGGAAGCGTCCATCAAAGCACCCGCCGCAAGAATGCCATCCTCAGTGCCGAGTGCCGCGATCTCCTGGATAATCGTTTCCCCGTACCCCAGTTTGCGGAGACGATTCAAACGGCCAGCAAAGATCTCAATACGGCGCGCCATTTTGTTGGCCTTAGATGAGATTGACTTAGCAGTGAACGGGTTAGAGCCGAGATCCTGTCGTGTTTCTGACAGCATGCCCGACAGGCTGAACTCGCCGCGAAGATCGTTAGCCACCGCGTCACGCACACTACGCAACTCGTCAGCCTTATCCGTCGCCGCCTCAAGAGCCTTCTCCAACCCCTCAGACCGCTTGGTGAGAGATGCTAGAGCCTTCTCCAAACCTGCCGCATCACGAGCCGCAGCACGCCGCGCACCACGAGACCTGTCAGTATCACGAGAAGCCTCAAACAGCTTGTCCACCTGCGACAAACCATTACCACCAGTGAACGAATCCACGATAGACCCACGACGCAGATCAGTGCGCAACTCACGACGAGACTCAGACAACCGCGAAGCCTTCTCACGAGCATCCTTAGCAGCATCAGCCGACAACTTAGCTTGCGACTTAGCTGATTTCAGCTCTTCCTTCGCCGCATCCAACTGATCCTTAGCCGCCTGCTTACGAGCCTTGTTGGCTTTCTTCCCATCAATGGCGCTGTAGGACTTCTGCAAGTCCTTGACGCGCTTCTCAGCACGCCCCACAGCACCACCAGTAGCGAACCCGGGCGCTTGACCGTTACGCGCCATGGCACGCAACCGCTCCACCGAATCATGACCACCAAGCCCACGAACCTCCCTTGCGGAAAGCACATGCTCATTCGTGGACAACCACGCCGGAATCGAATCACTCGTCTCAGTGCCAGGGCCGAAAACAGCACCACCAGAAGCACGAGTCAAACCACCGCGACCACCACGGCCCGTAGACTCCTGCGACCCACCATTCACCACACGCTGACGAATAACAGACACACGATCACGAGCAGCGTTGTTCAACGCGGCCTCAGCAGCACCAGTGGCAGCGTCCGCAACAATCGTTACGTCCTTGCCCTTGATCCCGTTGATCTTGCCCTGCGTCGAATACACGGTGCCGTCATCGCCAACATAAACAGGAACATCTTTCCCATCGATATTCGCGATACCAGCCTGCACATTCTGAACAGTGCCATCGTCAGTAACAAACACGTACTCGGTCTTGCCAGTGACCTCGTTGATCCTCGACTGAACCTGACCAACCGTGCCATCCTCAGATACAGCAATGCTTACCTTTGCGTACCCAGGAATAGCAGCGATCGCCTCAGCAGTACCATCCGCGATCTGCTTGGCACTATCAGACATCCACGAATCAACCGACACGCCATCGGGCACGCCCATGATTTCGCGGGCCAGAGCAGTAGCCTTTTCACCAGTGATTCCGAACTGACCAGCAGCCGTAATCAACGAATCATAAGTGCCCTGCATCGAATCCTGAAGCTCCTTCTCAGAAGCACCAGACTGCGCCAAAGACTCCGTATACGCCTGACCAGAAGACGCCAAACCATCCAACGCCGCCTGATTAGCGCGACCCTTCTCAGTCGTAATGTCTAGGCTCTTGCCGTTCTGCTCGATGGAATCAGTGACCCCATCAATCGCAGCCTCAAAATCAGCCTCCGAAGCACGCACATCACGAGTCAAAACACCAAGCTCAAACAACGAAGCAAGAATGTCATCCAACGAAGCAGCAGTTTCCTCAGCCTCAGCACCAACACCATCAAGAGCGCCGGCCAACACGTCCGAACCACCAGCGGCCGCTTGCGACTCAGCATCAACACGGTTCAACGCATCCGCATATTGAGGGAACAAGTACGCTGCTTCCTCAGCAGAAACGCCCGACTCCTTCAGCTTCTGCATGATGGTGTCCATTGCCTGAGCAGCACCGTCAGCGTTACCACCGTTTACAAGGTTCGCAAGCTCCGCATCCATCCCACGGAAAGCATCTTCAGCAATCTCAACAGATCCCTTGATGCCAGTGGTTGCGTTGATAAGGTTCTCGCCCCATCGGTTGAACCGCTGACCGGCAGAGTCGCCGAACACCGCATCAATCGCATCATCTACGCCCGAGATGCTTTGGGTTAGCCCTTCACCATCGCGACCCTTGAAAATCTCGTCAAGCGCACTGTTAGCACTCGGCGCTTTGTCGATGATTTCCTGAAGCTTCACCGCAACATGGCCCGTGCCCTCGATGATGTTGCCGGTGTAGGACATTTCAGCGAGCTTGCCAATAGCAACACCAACGGTCAGGATCCCGCCAGCAACAGCAGCGCCCTTAGCCAGATCAGCCATGCCACTCTTGACCTTGTTCAGGCCATTAGCTCCACGACTGCCTGCCGGGAAAAGGTCGTTCATCGCGTCACGAGTGTCACGAATCTTAGGTAACACGGTGATCAGCCCGCCACCTAGAAGGGCAGCGCCACCAGCAAGCCCGCCGATGACAGTACCAACACCAAGGATCGGAGCAGGGATCTTGCCAACAGCGTCAACTACGCTCTCCGCAGTCTGCACCAGTCCACGGAGCGCATCGTTAGCAGCACCACCGGACTGAATGAAGACAGTATCGAATGCGCCGCCAAGCTTCTCAAGGTCGCCAGCAAGGTTGTTCTGCATGATCGCCGCAGTATCAGCCGCATATCCCGCATCATTTACCTTGTTGGTCCAGTCCTGAATACCCTGTGCGCCCTGTTCATAAAGAACATTCGCAGCTCGAACAGCGTCAGCACCAAAAATCGTCGCCATGGCCGCGTCACGCTCAGCCGAGCTCTTATTAGCAAGGCTGGAAGCCAACTGACCGGCCAACACATCCATGCCAGCAAACTCGCCGTTGGCGTCGTACATGCTTAGCCCAAGCTTCTCCATTTCACGGGCGGACTCCTTGGAAGGATTCTGCAACCGCTGCAACATGGACTTGAACGAAGTGCCCGCGTCAGAGCCAATCAAACCCGCAGAAGCGAACGCTGCCAAGGTCCCGGTAGTTTCTTCGATAGTTAGACCCGTAGCTGAGGCAACCAAACCCGACTGATTGAGCGCAGCACCCAAATCCCGAACGCCACCCTGGGCCTTTCCGGCACCCGCGGCTAGAAGGTCGGCAAGGTGCGGGATCTGGTCACCCGACAATTTGAACTGCGTCATTGCCGTGGCCGCGATTTCAGCGGCTTCGCCAACGCCAAGCTCGCCAGCTGCCGCCAAGTTCAGAGCACCAGTCAAACCGCCACTCATCACATCAGCAGTAGACACGCCAGCCTTAGCCAGCTCCTCAATGCCGCGTGCCGCTTCTTCAGCGGAGAACGCCGTGTCAGCACCGGCATCAATCGCCGCCTGCCGAAGCAAACCCATATTAGTGGTTGACTCATGAGTTGCCGCTTCAACGCTGGACATGGCTTTGTCGAAATCCGCGAACTTCTTCACAGCCAACGTCGCACCACCAGCAGCAACAAGACCAAACGCGGTCATGCCCTTGCCAACGGTTTCTAGCGAATCCTCATGCTTTGCGGCCCACTTATCGAACTCACGAGCCGAATCCTGGGTAGCTTTCTGCGCGGTCTTCAGACCATTGATAAGCCCGGTAACCTTGGCATCAATTTCGAGCTTGACAGTCCTTGCCATAAGGGGGCTCCTTAAATACAGAAACCCCCGATATGATCAGGGGTATGGGTAAATTTGTTAGCCGAAAAGGGCACAACGCACGCATCACAGGCCTAGCCATGCTCGTATTCGGCATCGCATTCGCACTCGTGGGAACCTACGGACAATCCGACAAACTAGCTGGATTCAGCGTTTTCGTCGCCGTGGCAGGATTCATCATGTTCATCGTCGGCATTGGACTCGGACGCGAAACACCTAACGCTGAGGCTTCACCAAACGTGCAACCAACATCAACGCACGGTAATAAGGCCGACTAGTCCAGTCATCACCCTGCGCACGCATCAACGCCGTCGTCTTATGGCAACGCGTCGGAGGATCCACCTGATAAGCCATCTCATTAGCCTGATCAGTACACTCCGAAATAGGGCCACCACACATCGGACACAACATAGTGTCCTCATAAACTTTGAGAGCGAGCATCTTATCCTGCTCGCCCTCATCCCACCCCAAAAACTCGGCATGAGAAATACCCAAAGAACGGGCTACTTCGAGCTCTCGGCGGAATCCTGCATCAGCTTGTATCCGCTCTGCGAAAAAGGGACCTTCGGCCGGCCACCATTCGCAGAAACAACCGCAGTCTGAATCTCCTGCCACTGGCCATCCGACAAGTCAGGCGAAATAGCAGCCCAATCCTCCGCAGTGAACTCCACTGGTTCAGCAGCCTGCTCAGCCAGAACAATTGACCCTTCAGCCAACATCGCAGCGTTCACGACCTCATCGACGTTGAAGCCTAGGCTCTCATCGAGCGTGTAGCCGTCACGGGCAGGATGATCCTCTTTGATCTTCGCCCACACAGCACGAGGCAGACCGCGAACAGTCAACACAAGAGTGTGTTCCTCCTGAGCCTTGTACAGCTCAGCCTGTCGCTTCTCCAAACCCTTCACAGGGCTATTCAAACGACGGTCGGCAATAGCAGCACGGCGAGCAGTCTCAAGCTCAGCCTCAACAGCCTCATACTCAGCGACAAGCGCACCATCCAAGCAAATCTCGATACGACGCTCAACACGCTTGATCTCAAACTTCTTCTCAGCCAACGTAGGCTCCTTCAAATTCTCTATGACAGGCGACAGGGTGAAACCCTGCCCCGCGCACCCTGTCAAGGCACGGGGCAGGGAAAACTAGCTACCCGAAACTAGGCAGCAACAGCCACATCAGACTGAGTACGCTCAGTGATGAACAGCTTCTGAGTAGTCTTCAAAACACTGTTAGCTTCAGGCGCAACATCGTCATACTGACCAGCCTTCACCGGAGTCACAGTGACCTTGTCACCTACAGCCAACGGAGTATCGAACGCCTTGCCACGACGAACCACCACATAATGAACGGAGCCAGGCACCAAAGTGTCCTTAGCCTTGTTCGCAGTAGCCTCATTCGGGCTGTTCGTGTTGTCGATGTAGGTCACCGACAAAGTACGCGAAACACGACCCGGCTGCTCGAAAGTCTCAGTCGAGCACAAACGCTCATCCGAAATGACCTGCTGATCCAGCGAAGTCGTGTACCCATCCGAAGTCAGGTAACACGAAATATCCACGGCACCAGCCGCACTAAGCTCAGTCAGCTTCGGCGCAGTAGTATCAGCGATTGCAGGAACAAGCCAGACGGCAACATTTCCGTCAGCCGGGGTTGATGGAATCTCAGCCATTTACTTGGCCTCCTTCTTTTCTGCCGCCGACGACGGCTTGGAAGTCACACCTTTTGATGCGACACGATGCTTGGCACGGAGCGGGTAAGGAACCGGATCCTTGCCAGAAACGGGGGTGAACAGCCCAGCCTCAATTCGCCAATCCGTTTCCGGAACGTCGAACTCATGACCGGTGTCCTTGTCTTTGACGCGTACAAACGCCATAGCGAAACCACCTTTTGGGCATAGAAAAAGGAGCCACACAACCGTGCGACTCCTCAAAAAATATTTAGTTAGCTACATGCCACTCTTGCTTAGTGAACATGGGATGAGCACCGTTAGTCAGTGTCACGTCAAGATCCGGTTCGATACCGAGCCGATTAGGGATCTCCTCCAACCGCTGACCATTGATGCGAGCACCCTCAAGCACCTGCTGGCACTGCTGAGCAATGATCGCCACCGACGTATCATTCAACCCCGCAATAGTCAGCAACCAGCGAGACGTGCGCGCATGAACAGTACGATTCAACGACCGCTCAGACGCATACGGCACAACCTGAGACACCAGCACATACGGGAAAGTAGGGTTAGCCGGCACCGTGCCCTTATGGATCGGGGCTCGGCTTGGCAGTGCGGCCAGTAAGGCAAGGAAGTCAGTGTGATTACTCAAGCTGACCACCCCACCTATCAACAAGCTTGTTCAACTCACGCTCAAGATTCGGAGTCTCACGAGCCAACGGACCCTCAAGATCGCCGGTGCCACCGCCACGGCTAGTACCGAAGTAGTAAATGTTACCCAGAGCGCCACCACGACGGGATTTGTCGGGGCCGATCTCATATTTTGCGTGACCGATACCGTACATCGAGTCATAGGAGATTGAACCGGACATGCCCTTGAAGTGCTTCGAGCCGCGAGCGTCAGCCGCCAAGTCATCCTTGATGTTCTGAGCACCCTTCTTCAGGACCGCATCAGTATCAGGCAACGCCTTGGAAGCGATCTTGTCTAAGTCACGAGCAAAAGCACGAAGCTCATCAGCACCACTCACCCGGTCACCGCCTCGACGTTCCAACGGTCCGCAGTCCGGTAAGTGCCACGCGCCAACTCAGTAAGCCGGAACGTCGCACCCACCAAATCAGGATCCATAGTCGCGGAAACGATAGTCACCCGGTCATCCAACCTGGACTGAGCGCTAACCGGCAGGTGAATCATCAACTGTTCAACCGTGAAAACGTGCCCACCAGCCACAGGAGACGAGGCCTGGGCCTGCCTACCCTGCACCTTGCAAACACCCTCATGCACGGTTTCCCAACCGTCAGTGACAACGCCAGTGAGCGGGTCAGTGACCTCACCTGCATAACGCTCAACCAAACACGAGTCGATCATCAACGCCTCCGCAGCCAACCGACCACGCAACGTAACAGCCTCAGCACTAATCATGGGTACGGCACCCACTGATCAGGATGAACCCACCAACCCGACAAACGATCAGGCGCACCATACGAACGAATACTGAACGCATCCCCAGTAGCACCAGGAATAATCAACGCCCACTCATCATCCGACAAGTACAGCAAGCCGGCAGAACTAGACGAATCAATCGTCTCGGTCACTGAATAGTCATCAATCGACTCGGTACGTTGCCGCAAACCACCCGGATTCCTAAGAACACGGATAATCGCAGAACAAAGCACCGACTTCACAACCGCCGCCGAAATCTCCCCAGCATCAATCCGCGACTGAAGATCAGGAACCCGCTGCAAAACAACAGCTTCCAAATCCTCTATCCACGCCTCAACCTGAATAGCCTCAGCAACAGTTAGGGAGCGCCCCATACGCGCCTCAACATCAGACACCACGACAAACGCCACGGCGCACCCCCTAACTACTCAGCAGACTTGCGAGGACGGCCCTTGCGAGCCGGGGCAGAAACTTTAGTCTCTACCACTTCTGATTCCTGCTTCTTGAAACCAGCACCGAGAAGCTGATCAACATGCTCTTTAGGAGCATCAACCAGCTTCCCGGTAAACGGATTCACCAACAGCATTAGTCAGCCGAAGTGGCGCCGGTCAACTTCACGAAGTGAGCACCATTGCGGACGATGAAGCCCACCTCAACCTCAGCACGAATCGCGAACATGTTGCGCTGCCAGAGGTTGATCTGGGTTCCGCCCTTGTTCACGGTGGCCTGGTTGCTGATGTCAACCTTGATTCCCTCGACCGAACCCCAGATGGCGGAGTTGGCGAAGTCGCCGGCGAAACCAACAGTGTCGGGTGCCGGATCGGTCGGGTTGTCGTAGACAGCAGCCGACTTCAGCACCGGGCGACCGTAGATCGAACCGATAGCGCCACGGTCAGTACGTGCATCACGCAGGAACGCGTAATTGCCGGTACCGTCCTTGGCGGTCATCACGGTGCCCTCAGCCTGTGGCGAGATCAGCCAGTGCGACAGGTCGCCACCAGCAGCACCAACAGTGGTTAGCGCGGTTGCCAGATCACCGATGGTGTCGGTGCCATCCAAGGCAACTGCGGTCGAGCCGGTCAGAACATCGAAGTTCGAACCCGGAGCAGTACCGTGCAAGATGGTCGAGTCGAACTTGCGACCAAGTGCCGACGGAAGACGGCGAGCCAGCTCAGCGTACAGTCCCGGCAGGTCACGGCGGAACTCATCAGAGAACAGCTCAATGACAGCCAGCTTGTACGGAGTGATCGACTTATTACCGACAGTCGCCTGAGATACAGGCTTCTCATCGGTCTCATTCACCCAGTCAGCCTCAGCATCACCAGTGATAATCGGGATAGTGACGCCCGACCCTGGAAGGTTGATGCGGCGTGCAGCCTGCATGATCACCGAATCGTTGACAGCGTTGCTCCAAATCTCCTGCGAGATTTCCTTTGGAAGCAGCGCCGCAACGTTGGTGGACGTACGGTTCAGGTCAATACCTGCCATAGCTTTTCAGCTCCTTATTTTGCGAGATTGCTATTGAAGAAGTCCTCGAACTGCTGACCAGTCGAAGCTTTCTTGTCCGAACCCTTCGCACCCTGCGAAAGATCCGGCTTCGGGGTTGATGCCACACCCGCCTTGGCGATGCGTTCCGCAGTGCGTTCACGAGTCGCCTCATCAGGGATAGCTAGAAGAATTTCCATGTCAGCTTCATCGGTGATGCCGAGCTTCGCAGCCAGCTTGTAAGTAGAAAGCTCACTCGCTGCCTTAGCGCTAGCTTCCTGAGCTTCTTTGGCCTCAGCCTGAGCGCGTTCAACCTCGGACAAGTTAGCCTTCGCGGCTTCCTTCTCCTTGGCTTCAAATTCGGCGAGACGCGCTTCAGCGGCTTTGCGTGCTTCACGCTCAGCCTTCAACGCTTTCTCACCGTTCTCACCGAGCGGCTTATCATCCTGCGACTGCACCTGTTCAGTGGCCGCAGTAGCAGTCTCGGTGTTTTCGCCAGCATCAGCGTTCACAACATCAGACATGGATTACTCCTTATTGGTAGCCGCATCGCACGGCAAATAACCCCGGCGCATCGCACGCAAGGGAAGAACAAAAAACTTGATTAGAAAATCTGGCCGCCCGTGGCCAACCAGCGCCGAAAGTCTTTCTCAACTCTCGCGGCAATATCAGGGGTGAGGGGCTTCTTTGAGCTGTACGGGTTACGTCCCTCGCGCACAGCATCCCAACGCAACTGAGCATCGAACAAGCGGCGTTCAGCCTCGGTCATGGTGTACCTGTCGTTAGGCTTACGTTCGCCCGTCCTACGCGCTTCCAGCACCGCTTGACGGGCACCAACACGAGTACCGCCACGGCCCAAAGCGCCGTATCCCTCACGCTGGCCAATGATCGATCCCAAAGGATCCTGACCGCCCGGCAGAATGTAGCCATTCGACTCAAGGAGCTTCAGAGTGTCAGCCCGAGACAGATTCTGCGAGTAGATACCTTCAGGAGTCAGTCGGCCTTTACGCCCGAAATTGCCACGCCGGCTAGTTCCCTCAGTAGCGACCAGCCCGCCCGGTTTCATCCCACGGCGCGAGTTCACCACCTGAAACAGGTCAGCTCCATAGCGGATCGCCTGAGCGCCAGCCTTCGTGTAAAGGCGATCCTGCTCGGCTTCCGACAGGCCGCGGAAGTGCTCGTAAGAGTCATGAATCAGGCCCTCAGACTCGCCAGCGCTAACAGCCTTGTCAGTCGAAGCGACATGCACACAATCACAACCAGGATGCCGGCGAAAACCAGCATTCCAACGGTAGAACCGGCCAGCCAACACCGAGCACCGAGAACACGACGGCGGGTTGAGCATTCTTACGTAACCGACACCGCGACGTGAAGCAATATCAACGCCAGCAGCACCACGCCCAGCATCCGCAACCGTCGTCTTAGCCAACATCTGCACATGCTTAGCACCAGCGCCCATAGCCGTGGAAACATCCAGGCCACCACCAATGAGCGACTTCACATAAGGAGCCGTCGAATACAACAACCCCTCAAGCGTCCGCCCATCAGCGGCAACACCAGCAAACCCGGCAGGGTTCACAAACGCTTCAGGAGGCTCATACAAGCCCTGCTGAGCCAACGCATCAGCCGAATAACTTGCCCCCGCCGTAGCGTTCGCCAACTGCCCAGCAGACACCGCAGCAATCAACCCCGAAGCCCTGAGAATCGCTTCCCACGACTCCGAGATAGACCCCTGCTGAACCTGCCCCCAAGCCCTACGAGCAGCAAGCGCCGCCTGAGACTGCAACCGCTGACTGGCCTTGTACTGAGAAACCACCGCAACAGGAACCGACATTAGAGCTCCTGTTCAACGTCCTTCTCCAACATGGTCAGGCTCATGCGAGACTCACGCTCACGACGTTCCCACTCACGCTTCTTCTGAGCTTCAGACCAGCCCAAAGAATCCCAAGCAGACTCCAAAGACAACAGCCCGTTACCGCCGGCATACATCTTCGTCACCGCATCAGCCGTCTGCGCCTGAGTTGGCGTAGCGGGGTTGTACCACTCCGTAGCGATCCGGTTACCGTTGACCCATTCGCCAGTACGGAACCGCTCATACAAGCCCATAACCCAACCCCAAGAATCGCCATCCTCAGCGTTCTTAGCCTCAACATTCTGGATCAGACGCGACTCATCAGCGATCAACGCACCCTCAGCCGGAGGATTCGCCGAATTCTGCCCAAAATAACGGACCGGCAAACCAGTAATACCCGAAATCAACTGCATGTAATGGTTCGTCGTCTCATGGAAATTCTTCAAATCCGACGCAGCGAACTGGCCAACCTTCGCATCCTTGTTCGCGTTCGCCCAAATCGCATTGAAATAGGCCTCCCATGCCGGGATCGGCTTGCCATCCTTGTCCACAAAATCGCCCTTGGACATGCCAAGAACATACTTCTGAGGCACAGAATGAGTCTCGCCAGCCAACTGCAAATTAGTCAGCGTACGAGCGACCGCATCAACCAGCGGGATAACATCCGCCATCTCCGAAACACCGTTCCAACGGCCAAGGCGACGACGATTCAAGAACATCACCAAAGGCACACGGCCAAGCTTGTGATCATCACGATCAACAACATTCCAACCACCAGAACCACGCTCCAACCAGAGCGTCTGATTCGGAAGATATAACGTCGCAAACTCAGCCCGACCAGGCTCCACAGAATCACCGTAGAACCGCGCAGCAGCATTCATCCGACGATGACGCACATCAACATCAACAGCGATCTCACGCGGCGACTCAACACGAATCAGAGGATGATCCTTGTCTTCCTCATTCGTGCCCACAGACACGAACCCGCGCCCAAGAATCAGCTTCTCCTTGCTGAGCAACTGAGACTCAGAATCAAGATTGTTCGCATCCCAACCATCACGCAACTCAGCCGAAGCCTCATCCGAATCAGGCAGATAGAACGTCTTCAACTTCTGACGATTCGCCACCGAATCCACCGTGATACGACACGCATTCGCCGAAGTCTCAAAACGCCGAAGCTCAGGCGGCACAGCCAACCCAATATGCTCCAAACGCTGAGCACCCTCGTAATACCTGTCATTCAGCAAATCCTTGCCAGACAAAGCAGAAAGCTTATCCTCAAGCCCCTGGACAAGAGAGGTCATCTCATTGGTCAACGCCAAAACGGCCCCCTATCCAAAACACCACATACGGTTATCGGTTTCCTCGCCCCAACCAGCAGTGTGAGCGTCCGCCGCAGCGGTATGAGCAAGAATGGAAGACATCGCCACATCAATCTTTTGATGCTGCGTAGGCTTCCCAAGAATGTACTTCTGACCCGGCTTAGCGATCTTCCTGGCATTCGCAAACGCCATCGCCGCATACGGGCACCCATCATGAGTCATGCGTTTCTCACGCAAATCAGTTTGGAACCGCACAATTTCCTCGAACATGCGAGAAATACGTGAACAGTTCCATTCAAAAACAACGTCATCGCCATACGTGACCGACCAGTTGCCGATCTCCGTATACCAGCCGTGAGGGTCGCAATACATGCGTTTCACCTTGAAACGTGTCATCAGCTCATCAACGCAAGCGTCAACCTCACCACGCGGGATCTCTCCACCCCACTCGGCAGGATTCCACACCGCAGGACGCTTATCAGGCCCATAACGCGGAGTGAACTGATGCCCGTCAATAGTTTCGGCACGGATCGCGGTCCAGTCGTCATTCTCCGAACCATCCATGCCAAGAGTTATCTGTGTGCCATCAGGCGGACTCGGCAACCAAGTTACCTGCGTAAGCTGCATCCCACAGACCATCCTTCAACCAAGCACCAGAACCAGACACCAAACGATTCCCAAAGAACCGTTCAGCCTGCGCCGGATCCGTCTCCAAAAGCTCCACGGCTTCCGCTTCAATGTCATCCAGGTTCACCCACGGCGACCCGTCGTAAACATGAGCATGAATCCGTTTGCGCTCACGCTTATTCCGATACGACAAATCCGCCGGCGGCTGACGATAAAACTTGAAAATATCCGGCGCCTGAGACTCAAAAGTCTGCTGAGCCAACGAAGCCTCAGCAGGATCCCAAGCATTCGTCGTCTCAATCGAACGACCACCCATACCAGCAAGACCACGACGCTGAGTCTGAGCAACCCTAATCAGCTTGTTCGTCTTCGTATAAGTACCCGTCTCATCCTGCAAAGCAAAACTAATCGGGTTACCCAGGCGAGAAGCAGCAGACGACGAAACAGCTTCGATCTTGTCGAAATCCTCGCCACCATCGCCACCAAGGATACGAATGAACCCCTCACGGACTTTCATCAACGAACCAAGCGGACCCAAAAGGATCATCGCCTTCAACGGGCCATAAACGTTATCCACCTGATCCTCAGACGTAGCAAGCATCTGAATCAACGGCGACGGCTGGCGAATACCCATCGGCTCACCAGGCTCATACTCCCAATACCAGCCACAAGGACAACCAAAGTCCTCGCAACGGTACACGTCACCCTTCTCAGCCCAACCACCAAAGAACGTAGGCCCAACAGCCTCAGCCGCAACAATCGAAGCCGACCAAGGCCCCTTACCTGTCTTCTGAGGGGCAACAATCTGAGAACGCCGATAATGGAACGCCTGAGCACGCAACGGCTTCACAGGATCCCAAACAGCAGTATCCTTCACACGGTAATGATTCGCCGTGCACCAAAACTGCCAATCAGACTCCACAAACGAAGCACCACGATCAAAACCGTTCGGGACCTTGCAATGCTGAGCAATCCAAGCATCAACAACATCGCCCAAGGTCGGAAAATCAACCTTGAAATCAGACACAAGATCACCCCCTCAAGCGACGCTGGGGGCGCTCCTGCTCCGTTTCGTCAATAACTGACAAGCTAGGCTTCTCAGAACGCTTCATATCAACCTCGCTACGAGCAATCGCCCAACCGTTCTCCTTCAAACCTGCGGGAGTCAACCCCAACTGGTCACCAAAACGATGTAACGAAGCCTTATCAGCAGCCTTAGCCTCAGGACCAGCGCACACAAGGAACGTGCGAACGTAGAGTGCGACGATATTCCAACGCCAACGGTCCAACTCCCAAGCGCAAGCCTGAGGGTAAGACCAAACCTCATCCCAGAGAGACAGCTCAGCCTCTTCGCGGACTGCCGTAGCACCCTCATCAAGCTCACGAGACGGCTTGCCATTAACGATCACGTCAATGTAGACGGCCGGCGGACCTAATGGCCAAGCCAAAGGAGGCGCACCATCGCGACCTTCATTCGGCAAAGCGTCCAACTTCACCCCTCGCGCATCACTACGCCCTGACATAGGATCAGCCTGAGGCCCAGAACGATTACGAGCACCACCACGGGCCATCAGTGCTCACCACCTACAGAAAGATAAGAAGAATGCAGTTTGAAAAAGCTAACCGTCTAAAAGATTCGTGGGAAAAGGCAGGAAAACCGCCTCATGAAGATCACGAATGGGGGCGAGAATACTACCTGTCAACCAAAACCCTTGACGATCGATGCGCTGTTTGCGGGGAGACGAGAACGCCCGCACAATGCAGATAGTGGAGCCGCGTCTGGGAATATTTGAACCCTTCGCGCATCAGAGCCACCTCACCGGCGGTCTGGTCTGACCACTGCTTAGGTGGCCCCGGGTGGGGGTTGTCCACAGGTTTTTCCACAGGCTCAGTGTTGGGTGGCTCGCCCTCTGCGTCCGCCGTCTGAGCGGTTGCAGTGGCCGTGTTCTGCGCCTTTGTATGCGGCGCGGTCGTCGGTGTGCCCGAGGTCGAACGGTGCTTGCGGGTGGATTGGTAGCCCGCATGATGCGCAGCTAACTCCGCCTCGATCAATACGTTCGCGCCATTGCTTACGTAGTGTTTGATGTTTGGAGTCGTATCCGCGTTGAGTGCTGTTGCCTCGTGCGCGCTCGTACTCTCGCTCATGCTCAGCGCAATAGCGTTTGGTTGCGGGCTGTGGGCATCCTGGCTTGGGGCAGATGCGACGTGCTCTAGGCATCTTCACCACCCTCTTGTTGCTACCCGCGTTGGTTGTCCGGTTCCAACGCGGGCGGCGTTGAGTCGGTCCAGTAGCCGGCTCGCTACCCCATCTTTGGGCTGTGTAAATGGTGTCGGGCAGTTGTAGATCCCCGTTCGAACCCGTGGGTTTCGGATCGTGTCTATACTTGGCCGCCGATCATGACTGTTGGAGTCGTGCGGTTAGGCGTGAACCCGTCGTGCGCTACCCCGTCGTGAGCGGTCGAGGTCGGTTCCTAGTAGCGCTGCCAGTGTCGTGTTCACCGGGCTATTCAATTATTCGGCCCACGCTTCCAAGGAAGGTCTGGGCTTTAGGTGTCGGGTTGTTTCTGGGCGGTTCTCCCGACGGCCGCCACGATGCCACTTTTGGGCATAAAAATAACCTCACCGGCATCGGTAAGGTTTCTGACTTTGGATATGGTTATCCGCAGCTGGTACCAGTTTAAACGTTCTTTGCGGTTAGTGCAACTAGTATCCATTTGATTTCGTTTGTGCCTGTCCAGTGTGCTTCACAGGCTTTACAAATTACCGCCCAATCTTGATGTGGTCGCAGGTTTTCATGGTCTGCCCAGCAGTCAACGTAGAGCGCGGTTAGCCTGTCGTCACCGTAGGTTGCTTGTCCGCACGATGGGCAATCAATGCCATCTAGCCGGCGCATCTTTTTTGGTCGCAGGTAGGTTTCAATCCTGCTTTTAATGCTGTCGAGCATTCTGGTGAACCATTGTTCCCAGTTGTCCGGGTGTTCGCCTTTGCCGATGAGTTCGATGCACGCTTCAAGTGTTGGTGCGCTTTCTCCGTATCGGTCGCTGAATACTGAGCGCACTTCGCAGTCAATCTGATTCAGTAGGTCCAGGGCGGATGCGTCTACGAGGATGCGTGCTTTGCTTGTTGATCCTCCTGCTCCGGTGTCGCTTGATCCTGCTACCGCTGCACGCAGTTCGGATAGTAGCGATGGCACTTTACCTATCCGACCACCGATTGACTTCAGGTGTGGTTCGCAGAGTTCTTGCGCGAGTGAAGCTAAGCTCACAAGGTTGTCCTTTCGTCTTTAATGATGGCCGGTGATTCTGCGGTGAAGTCCATGTCGAATGTGGTTCGGGTTGGAGCGACACTGCCGTCTGTGAAGTATTCGTAGTCGGTGTAAGCATGTGGCGTTCCGGTCTGCATGTCGTAGTTGTCATTGCCGTAGAACAGTTTGGTTTGGCGGTGCGCGTCAATCATGAGTTCTTCCATGTTTCGGCCTCGTGCTGTTCCGTTGAGTTTCATTTCTTTGCCTCTCGTGAGCTGATGATGTGTAGCACGCCTGGATCTTTTGGGCAGGTGACGATGGTGAATGTTCCGCCTTTAGCCCGCTTAGCATGCCAGCACAACTGCTTGACGGCTTGTTCACGGGTGCGATATTGCGCTTTCTTGCCACCCATATGGTTGCGGCAAACGCATCGAGATTCAGTCATTGCGCATCCTGAATCCGATTCGATATTCGCCGTTGTCGTCTTCGAGTTCGGTGCCTCGGTGGTTGGCGTGGAGTTCTGGCATGGCGGTGAATGTGTGGGAGTGTTCGACTTGTGCGCTTGAGCCTTCTGGTTGTGGTTCGTTGTATTCGTCGTTACCAGTCCAGAACCTTGTGATTAGCATGATTCCGCAGGCGATGTTCACTAGCAGGTTGAGCACTCCGAGTGCGATTAGCAGGGTCATGTTGTTACTCCGTCCAGTTGTCGTCGGGTTTTGGGAAGTTTCCGATGCAGCGACCGGACGCGTCGTGTACGTAGACCGTTTTGGGTTCCGGTTCGTGTGCGTGTGGGAGTGTGGCGAACCTGCGAATAGTCCTTGCAATTTCACCGTGTCGTTCGTAGTCCGCCATATCAATCTCGGACCATGGCGGTTCGAACGTTTTGTTGTACTCGCCGATGACGAACGCGTCTAATTGTGTGCGCCACCATTCGGCTGCTAGTTCGGCGTCGCTGAATCGCTGGCTCATCGTGCTTCGATCCCGTCTCGTATTTCGTTGCTTCCTGCGTCGTAGTACGTGTTCCGCAAGACCCTCTCGGCGTGGTTGCTGTTTTCGAAGCTGGTTTTCATGCGTTCGAGGGTTGCCCGGTCGGTGGCTTGGGCTATGAGCTGGTTGTTGATGGTGAGCGCAAAACAGCCCAGGTGCTCGGTGATCTGGTAGTCACTCATTTCCGTTCCTTTCGTTTGCGGGCTTGGAGTCGGCGGGTGTGGTTGATTTGTTGGTGGAGTGCTTGCCGGCATGTTTCGTGTGTGGGTTGGCCGGTGGTTTCTGTAACCCACGCGATTTTGATGCGTTCCATGCGGAGTGACCGTCGGATAGCGTGCCGGTACGTGCGAGAAGTGAAGGTCATGGCAGGTCAATCCTCTGGTCCGGGGATACGGTGAGTGATCCGACTATTACCGCGTTATCTGAGCTGGTGATAAATATGCGCACGTCCTTCCATGTGTGGGTGAAGTGGCGCAATATGCCTTGGTAGTTTTTGCCATTGAGTTCAACGGAGATCATTCTTTCTACGTGCGTGCGATTGAGTGCGCCGGCAACTGTAAAGTTCATAACTGCCTTTCGTTGCATAAAAAATGCGCCTCATCGGGCGCTAGGGGTTAGTGTGGTGGTCAGTGGATTCTGTAGTGGTCCCACTTGCCGGGTAGCTGCTCGCCGGTGACGAAAACGGTTGTGCCTGTGCGTGAGTACATGCCGCTCATGTCTTCGAAGTACTTGGACCCTGGGTCATTCGTGGTCGCTTGGATGCGGGTGTAGGGTCCGAGGTCGATGAGTGATGCGTGGTGTTTGTGTGCGAGTAGCCAGATGTCTACGTGGAAGTTTCGGCGGTGGGCTAGGTTTTGTGCTTGTTTGGCTAGCCATGCTGGTTCGTTTCCGCTGATTTTGTGGCCGTGTCCCATGGCGATTTTTACGCCGTTGGTGGTGACGAGGGTGATCATTTCGTCGTGTGGGATTTCGAAGTGGACGTGCTTCAGGTCTTCGTGCAGGGTGCAGAGGGTTTTGAGGGTGTCTCCGATGAGGCCGGTTGCGTTGTCTGCGTCGTCGGATACGTTCGTCTTGCCACCGTTCCTGCTGAGCTGGCCGTGGTTGCACAAGCATGCCGAATAAGTGACCTCCTCGAAATACGGTGCAAGGGTTTTGATCCACAGCAGGTTCAGTTCGAGTGCGAGGTTGATTTGTTCGCGCACGTTCAGGTCTGTTGTGAATGCTTGGTTGGCGTAGGAGCTGTACACGTTTTCGATGTGATCACCCATGTTCGCGAGCAGCAGTGACCGTGGCAACGATCCACGTTTCTGCATGCCGTGGATGTCGTCGATGATGTTCGCCAAGGATGCTTTGATGCGCTTTATGGTTCCAGGTGTTCCGTCTGCTTCACCTTTTCCTAGCTGCCAGTCTGCGAGGCTGACAACATAGGTGGTCGGGTTGTCGCCCTTAGTCACGGTTGCGGGGGTCCAATTCCGAACGTATTCGGCTAGTTGGTCGTAGTTGATGCCGGCTTCGGTTTTGCGTGCGAACCGTGCCCGGTATGAGTAGAGGTTTACGATGTCGCGGGTTCCGTCTTCCAACGCTTTTGACTGCTGCCATGTGGACATTCGCACGCTGTCACCCTCGATAACGAAGGCTTCAGGGTCTAGGTCGAACTTCTTGAAGATGTGATCCCAGTTAGTGATTTTTTCGGTGGTTTGTACGTCTACGAATTCGCCGCCGTCGCTGGTCACGTCAACCTTGGCGGTGAGGGTTTCGCCGGTTGGTGTGTTCGGTTTATTGGGGGTTTTGGCCGGTTTTGGAATGTTCCGGCTTTCGTTGCTGGATGGTTGGTGGTTTCCGTAGCAGATGCATTGTTTGGCGTTGTGTCGGCGGATGGTGCGTTCTTTTGCTGTGGCGCGGGTTGCTTCGTTGCCGTATTTGCACTGTGGCATTAGGTTTCCTTTGGGTATGAAAAATAGCGCCCGGTGTTTGGGGCGCTGTGGCTTAATTTGCGGGGCGTTCGTTGGCGTGAACGTCCACGGGTAGCTTTGCGGGCTGTGAGGCGCTCAGAATTAAACCTGTGGTTAATCAGCGGGTGCTACTCGTGTCGACCGGGTTGCGGTTCGCCAGTTAGGAGCGCGATCAGGTCATCAACGGTCATCGTGACCCATTGTTTTCCGGGCGCACCGACACCGTGGCGCTTATGCACGATGACCCCAGCCAGCGCGTCGTCGTTGCCGGCCTCCGTGTGTGCTTCAGTGATCCAGGTGCCGAGGTTGATCCGCGAAGTGTTCTTGCATTCGAGCACCAACTTCTGGCCGTGGACTCTAACCCCGCCAATATCCCCGCGATCTTTCGCGCCCATCTTTGGTCTACGGTCGATCCGGTCATCAACCGTCTTCGCCAAATGATCCGCAATATCCCGCTCAAACTTCGACCCAGCCGCCTTAGCTGATGCACGACTACGCGCCATGATGTTTCTCCTTGCAGTGTTTGGTTATTCCGTCGAGTTGCCGGCGGACTAGCTCTCGTTGCTCCCTGCGGTGGGCACTGAGGCTGTCCTGGCACTTGTTGCATAGCCCGTCACGGGTTAGGCACTTCCAGCACTTACCGCGCCACGGATCGTTACGCCGCATAAGCCACCCGTCGTAGATCGGGCTGCATTCAGCGCAAATCATGAAGCAAGCGCCTCAATTTCCCGCGCCGATTCGATTTGCTGCATGAGCTGTCCGCCAATGAACCTCGTGTAGGCCGGCGGTATGGCTTCGGCGATGGACTTACGATTGCTGGTCCAGTGAATGCCCATAGCTTCTTGCCACTGCGCAACGGTTCCTTTGCCGCCACCCTCGCCGTAGACCGCGAAGTAAGGGCCGTCGAACCATTCGCCGTGCCGCCATCCTGCAACTCGCCCCCTGTGTGGTTTGTGTGGCGCTGGGAATGCTTGCCATCCTTCAACTTCGAAATACCTGTGCCGGATCACGCCTAGGCCGAACATTTCGCCACAGAGCGTGAGGTCTCGACGCAGGTCTGACCCTTGGACGTTTTCCATAACCCAGGGCCCGCCAGTGACTCGCAGGAGCGCCCGTGTCGCCGGGATGAGGTTCAGGTACTCTTTACCCTTGTTCGTGCCTTTGGTGAGTGTGCTGGATGCTTGGCATGGTGGGCTTGCGTGCCGTGCGTCGTATTCGTGCCCGTGGGCTGCAAGGTAGGCGAGCGCGTCGCCTTGGATGAATTTGCCGGGGTAGTCGGGCTGTGGGTTGATGTCGATTCCGGTTACGTCAAATCCTGCGTCGATGTAGCCTTGGGCTGCTCCTCCGGCCCCGCAGTAGAGGTCCAATAGTTTCAACTTGGTCACTGTCCGCCTCCTTGGGCATAAAGAGAGCCACCCTCGTTGAGAGTGGCTTGGTAGTTGTTGCAGGTGGTTTCGAGTTCCTGCAGGTACTCGGCCATCACTTCACTGATGTGCATCACAGTGGCACCCCTAACCGGTAGAGGCATTCACCGAGCATGCGGTCCAGCTCGTCATAAGTGACTGGCAGGTCCGGCCAGGGGAACCTTGGCGGGATCGGCAACACTTTGCTGTATGCGAATGGCCGGTAGAAGTTCTCGTTGGAGATTTGCGCCAAGTATTCGTGCTGTTCGTGGATGCGCGGCAACAGTTCTTTCAACTGTTCCTTGCTCATGTTTTCCATCAGACTGCTTTCTGGTAATGGCCCTTGAACTCAAGTTCAAAGTTGCCGGTCCGTCCGTGCCTGTTCTTTGCGACCCCAACCATGAGCCGGGTTTTCGCTTCCTCGTCCGAACCGTTGATTGCACGGTGCAAGAGGATCACTATTGATGCGTCCTGCTCGATGGCACCTGACTCACGCAAATCCGACATTTTCGGCGGGTCGTCGGTTTGGGTGCTGTTTCGGTTCACCTGCGACAGGAGGATCACGGGAACCTCGTATTCGACGGATAGCATTTTTGCTTGCCGTGAGAACTCTGCGATCAGTTCGTGCCTTGGCCGCCGGTCACCTGACGGGGTGTTGATGAGTTGCAGGTAGTCGATGACGATGCCGGAGAGTTTCTGGCGTCGGTGGACGTTGTGCACGAACTTCTTGATCTGCGACATGGTGAGTGAGTCGTTGAGGATGGCTATGCGTCCTTGTGCGATTCGTTTTGCCCGCCATTGGTCGATGAGTGCTCGTTCTTTGTCGTGGAGGTTGCCGGAGTCTACCCGTGACAAACTGATTTCGGTTTCGTTGGCGATGAGCCGTTTGCCGATTTCGGTTTTGCCCATTTCCAGGCTGATGAATGGGACTGCCCCGTTGGCTTCCATGGCTTGGGCGAACTGCATGCCGAGCACGGATTTGCCGACGCCGGGGCGCGCTCCGACGACGTACACGTTTCCGGGCCTGAGTCCGCCGATGATCGCGTCAAGGTCGGGCCATGGTGTTGCTGGGTAGTTGTGCACCTCATCTAGGCTGGCGATGATCTCGTCAACGTCGTCAGCGAGGAAGGACACTTTCGGCCCTTTGGAGCCCGATACAGCGTCAGTGATGCGTAGTCGGGTTTCTTCCACAGTGTCGCCAATGTCCACTGGGGATGCGATGGCTTGCTGTGCGCCTTGGAACACAGCGGCGAGCCTGCGACGGGTTGCAGCTTCGGAAACAATGTTTTCCAGGACTTCGATGTTGTCGTAGTCCGGGATTTCTTGGGCGGCTTCACGGATGGTTAGTGGGTCTACACGGAACTCGTTGCCTCGTAGCTCGTTCTCTAGGGTGAGTTGGCTGATGCCTCGGCGTTCGTTGTACATCGTCAGCGCTGCCCGGTGGATGACCTCGTATTGTTTCGAGGCGTAGTCGGCTGGGTCGAGCGTCATTTGGGAGATGATGCCACCACGGGTGTTGATGATCATTCCGATGATGGATCGTTCGACGGTGTGAGTGTGTTCCAAGTTTTGGTCTCCTTCCTAGAAGTCGAAGCCCTTGAGCTGCTTAGGGGCTGATTCGTTGATTGATGCGGTGCCGTACTTGATTGAGTTGCGCACCCAATTCCGGTACGTGGCATCCCAGTCGAGCTTCACGCCCTTTTGCCCTGGTGCTGCCAAGAAGTGGTCAATGAATTTTCTGAGTTCAGCTTCTTGGTCTACCTGTGGAAGTTCTTTTGAAATTCCCTCAGTGGTTGTTTGCTTGGGTGCCCACTCTTCGAAGATCCTTGATCCGCGCTTGGACTCTTTTTTGTCCCCGCCGCCTGCTGGCGGGGTATTACTTGTAGTAGTAGCTGTAGTAGTAGCAGTAGCACCTGGGGTAAGTTCATCTGACGTTACGGCGTAAGTTATGCCATAACCGATGCCTTGACTGATGGCTTTCATGTCTTCGTGAGGCTCACGGAGGATACTCTGTACACGCGACTCTTCCCAGCACTTCAGGCCTGGATCTGATTCGTGGATTCGCCGAAGCTCATGCACGAAAAAGCGTCTAATCTCTGGGGATGAGATATCCGCGTATGCGTTAGCCATTGCAATGGGCAGCCGGTACCTAGACAGCAGTCCGTCGTGCCTGACGAAGGACCTGATGAACACTTCTTCAGTTTCGTCATCGACGTAGATGTAAGAACCGGCTTGCAGTTCTTTCGCTGCTGCTCGCACGTCGTCGGCAGTTACTCCGCGAGTGATCTTCGCGATTCGCCCCGGTCGCCAATCTGCAACGCCGGCGTAGTTCAGTGTTGGGTGGATTAGCAACAGCTTGTATAGGTGTTGCGCAGCCAATCCAAGGTCGCGGTAGTCCGTGTTGGATAGCATGTCCACACGAATGTTCGCTCTGTCGCGTGCCAAGTTACTTCCCCTTTTCTGCTTGTTCTCTGATGAGGCATCGGATGAATCGTCGATGGCTTTCCTCACGGTCACTGAGTGCGTACCCGTATCCCGCGTCGCCCGGATCGTATTCTTCGCCTTCGAATAGCAGGCAGCGTCCGTCGATTTGGTGTAGTTCGTATACTTCGGACAGGATTTCGGTGATTTTCGCGTCGGATATGATCACGCCGAGGTTGGTGGCGATGGCGTTGACCAGGTCGGCTTGAGTGACTGGTTTTAGGCATAGGTGGTAGCTGTCGGAGTCTTTGCCGAAGTCGCTGCGGTAGGCGGTGCAGAATGCTTCTAGGACGGCTTCTACCCGGTCATCGAGTGTCGGCTCCACTGGTTGCGCGGTCATGATTCCTCCAAGGTGTTGATGCGGTGGTTGAGGTAGAAGCTGGCTTTGCGTAGGTCTTCCAGTTCCTTGGCGGGGTCTTTCTTGCCTGCGCGTGCAACGTATTTGGTGACGTTGCCGAGGTCGAAGCCTAACCCCCAGGCGGTGATGACTTTGATGACTTCGTAAGTGGTGTCGCCGCCGTAGTGCGCCGGGTGTGATACCGGGTCCGACGCACGTTTCGACGCAACATCGGGCACATGGGTTAGTGCAGCGCCTAAACGCTCGATGCAATCCAAGTCAATCTGCTCACCTAGTACGTCGTTCTGAATCTCATCGTCTTGGATGCTCATTTTTTCTTCTTCCTAGTTGCGAGGTGCCATAGTCCGCATGCGCACGGGTAGGTGCTCATGCCTGACTTTTTGGGGTCTTTGCATAGTTTTGTTTTGAGTTCTTCTTCGGTTGCGAAGCCTCGTTTACCGGGTGTCGGGCATCCCATTTCTTCGGTAGTTCTCATTCCGCGCTTGACGTGAACTTTCATCGCTTGCCTCGCATGGATCTACTTACCGCCAAGTTCGCGGTAGGGTCACGGTGGGATAACTGGCTAGGTGTGCTCACTGCTAGTTCGTGGGCTACCTTGTGGCAGATGCGCCGCTTGTTTCTACAGGCGAAGAAAGGTGGTGCGCCTTTGCAACAAGCGAGGCATTCCGGGTTGCCCTGGTTCACGCTGAGGCCTTTGCTTGCTTGCGACGGTGGTGCGATTCGCGGTTGGCTTTACGTTTCGCCATGATGCACGGGTCGCAGTGCTCAACATTGCGCCGGCTCTCCATGTCGTAACCGGAAGCAGTGCCATGCTTGATCGGCACAAGGTTCTCAGGCCGGTTCGCAGTAGAGTCCAACGGGTCTGGGAAGAACGTTTGCCCTAACGCTTCCCGATATGGGCGGCGGCTAGCGAAGTAGGCTCGCAACGATGCAAGGTTTTCCTCGTAGGATGGGCGTGGAGTAACAACTGGTATGACCCTTTCAGCTCGCCCGTATTCTTCGTTGTAGCAGGTGTAGCAAAGCCCGCGTCCACGGTGGATGATCGTGTTCGGGAATAGTTCGGTTTTCCATTCTTTGTTTCGTAGCATCTTCCCGCAGTGTCCTTTGCATGGTCGTGCTGTTTTGTCTTTGGTTTTGGGTTTGCGTGATGGTGCGGTTGGTTTTAGTCCGAGCTTTTCGAGGCGTGCGATGTGTGCGTAGTTGCATTTGGAGCATCGTCCTGATGTTGCGTGGACTACCGTTTCTGGGTGGTCTTCGGCTTTCCAGGTTTTGGGTCGCATGGGTTTCTCGCATTCGGTGCAAGGTCGGATAGTGCCGTGTGGTTTGCGTGCCATTAGGTGTCCTTGGTTAGTGGTTGCGGGGCCGGTGTGATGACCGACCCCGCGTATGGAAAAAGCCCCGGTTATGGGGCTTGGGTATTACTTGCGCGTGATCGAATGAACTTCTCGCGCCGCGATAATTGCAACGGTTTTTCCAGCAGAGTTTTCCAGCCAGATCCAGTCACGCTCCACGTCAATCTTTCGCACTTGGAAAGTTGTGGACGTGCCGTCTTTGTAGGTGACAACTGCTGGGCTCTCTTCTCGCCCGTGCTCTACTTGATGGCGCTGGCAGTACGTTCCGTTGACCTTCGAGCACCGTTCCTGTTGACCGGACGGCAACTCTTCAGACATCGTCAAATCGCCTCCGATGAAGCCTTTGGGAGCTGCGGTTGTAGGACTTGCAACCGTTTCGCCGTCCTCACTGCTTGTTGCAACCTTTAGCTGGGAGATTGCACGGCGGATTCGATTGTGCGCGGTTCCGGCCTTGCTTGGGGTGTCCGCGCCTGCTTCGATCAGAAGGTTTAGCGCTTCTTCGGCGGCTTGGATTAGTTTTTCAGCCATGTTGTTTGCCTTTCTGGGCATAAAAAGTAGCGCTACCCGGTTTGGGTTAGCGCTTGTGGATTACTGCGTGCGGTTTAGAACGGAGCCTCCGACTGCTGCGGGTTACCCCATCCGCCACCGTTGTTACCCTGTGCCGGGTTGTTACCAGTGCTCCACGGGTCAGCAGCCGGCGCATTCCAACCACCACCCTGCTGAGGCTGGCTCTGCTGTGGGGCGGACTGCTGAGCGGACTGCTGGAAACCGTTACTGTTGCCCTGCGGTGCGCTTGGAACGATGCCAACAATGTCCGCGATGCAATCCAGGCTTTCCCGCTTTTCACCGTTGTGCTCATACTCGCGAGTCTCCTCACGACCAATCACAACCAATTGCTGTTTAGCGCCCTCCTGCAACACCTCCGCCAGCGTCTCGGCACGCTTGCCGAACACTGTGACGTTGCGCCAAGTAGAGCCTGTCTTATCCCACTGGTTGGTCTGCTTATTGAACTTCGAGTGCCCCTCACCAACTGAGAAGCTGATGCGAGGCTTGCCGTCGTTCGAAACCTTCAGACCGTGAATCTTGCCAAGGTTCCCGTGAAAAGCTGTCTGACCCATTTACTTACTCCCGATTTCGTTTACTGCTTGGATGATGTGTTGTGGCGCGTTGTTTTCTACGAGCCACTGTTTGTACGCTTCAAGGTTGCCCTCAGCGTGCGCTTTAGTCGCCGTCTCGATAACGTCCGAAGGAACCTCCGGCACTGACTCAACGAGTGGCTGGGCAGTCCATGACTTGGGCCTAGCACCCTTAGCGCCCGGCAAAACAAAAGTCATCGGCGCAGAAATGTCCGAAACATGGCTAATCTCAATGCCACCAACTTCATCCTTGCCGAAGCGCGTCTTTGGGTTGCGATAAACAGTCAGGCGCTTACCCGCCCAAGTTGTAGGAGGCCATCCCCACGTCTTAGCCATGAACCGGCGCATCGTGCGCGACGGTCGGTATGCCTTATCTGGGGACTCAACCAAATGAATATTCATTGGCTGCTCAGGTGTACCGTGGCTAACGCTTTCGATGGTGAAAGTCTGTGGACCGCCGATAAGGTCTATCGCATTAATTTGGTCTGACTTAGCCTCTAGGGCTGATGCCCATTCGTCCATGGTTACCATTCCTCTACGTCTTGGAAATGCTCGATGTATTCGGTGGCGGGTCTGTCCGCCACTGCTTCGAGGTACTTGCTGATAATTTCGGTCGAGTGTTTTTCGAAAGCGCTCACTGCTTCGATAATCACTGCGAACCATTCAGAGTCAGGGAACACGCGCTTGACGTAGAGCGCCATGCCGCCTGAGTAGCTGATGTAGTCGCACCATTTACGCCCGGTCACGAGCATGCCCATCTGCATCTGCGACATGTTCCCGGCTGGCACTTCATCGCGTAGGACTGTTTGCAACTGGATGCGCTGCGATCGACTCTTGATCTCGATCAGCCCATCGTCACCAACAAGCCCGTCTGGTGAGTAACCCATCTTGTAGCCGTGGTCATCATTCACGATGAACCCCACCTCAGTGACCGGCGCATAATGCTCGGCGTAGATGGCTCTTGCGTAGGGTTCGTCTAGGGTTCCGCGTTCCATGGCTCTATTCGTGGGTATCGGCTCCACGCGCCCAGTGATCCGTTCAGCAATGAGCGTGTGCATGAGCCCTGTAGCGGTCTCAGACTTGCTCAGCTGCTTCTTAGCTGGGGTTATGAGTTGTCCGACGGTGGAAGCTGTTACGAGTCCTGCACGGGCTTCCAACCATTCGGGCGTACCTTGTTCTAGCTGGTCATAGATCTTGATCGCCATCGTCGGCCTCCTTATGTTCGTTGCCGGGTTGCCCAAGTCTCTTGGCCATCCCCAAGTAGTAGGATGCTTTCTCGCACGCTTCAGTAAACGTGACCACTCGTGGTGAAGCGTCAGGATTTGGAGAAATGAGTTCATCAACCCCGCATTCTAGAACTGCTGCTATCACATAGATTTCAGCAACCCTAAGACTGCGCTCGCCTGTTTCGGTTCTGCTGATTGTTGTCGGATGGAAATTTTCAAGCCCTGCGCTTTGAAGCAGTTGCGAGAACAGATTCTTGGACCATCCACGGGATTCGCGCCTAAGCTGGATTGCGCTGCCAGTGTTGGCATCTATTGAGCTAGTCACTGTCGGCCTCCATGTTGTCGGGCAAAGAAATAGACCCCGATGTTTCGAGGTCTTCTAAATCGTCGTCGCACCCACAACCGGGGCCACACGTCGAATAATCACGGTCACCAAAACTGCTCATGACTCCACCTCCGGGCGGTACAGCACACGGGCGGGGAGTAAGTCGCGTTCGTAAGCTTCTACTTCTTCGCCTATGGTGCACCAGTGGGGAGGGTACGGGCTGTGGCGGATCTTCTCGCCAACCAGATCATATTCACCGCCTCGCACTACACTCCCCACCGGCAACTGGTCGAGTTCTTCCACGCTGTTCACTTCCGGCTGGGCGACGGCGGGGGCAACGCGAGCGTGATGCCGGTATCCGTCTCGTTGCCGGCGCATCGCATCCAAACGGTTTCGCAGTTTCACGCAATCCTGCTCAGCCTGTTCGAGGCGTTCAATCAGTCGGATGACGCTCTTGCCTGTTGGGCGGTCATACGTTGCACGCATCTCGTCAAGGTCAAGTTCTTCCATTACCACCACTCCATATCTGCTATGACAACGAAAACTAGGGCTACGACCGGGGTGACACACGACCAAATGAACACGGTAGCGGGACTAAACCGGCGACGTGCCGGCGGATCATTCAACGGCAACAACGACGCCGGGACAGGATCAGGCAGCATTACGCTCACCCAACAAACGAGAACGAACCATGTCCAAACCCGAACCAGTGAGACGCACCTGTGGAGCCGACGATTCGCGTTCCTCGCCGGTCACGTTGTCGCGGTACGTGCGAGCCTTCACCGTGAACCAGCCACGCTCCAAATCCCGCTGATAAACATGCGGGCGACCCTTGCTGTCGCGGTACAAGAAGCCCCAATCAATCAGCTTCGATACAAGACGCTTCTCACCAACCTGAATCTGACCTTCTTCGCACAACACCTTGGCGGCATCGTTGTAAGACCAGGAACCAGCGCTGGAAACGATGGAGTCCCACGCGTTAGCTTTCGGCTCGATGACCTCAATGTACGAGTTCAGCTCTTTCACCCTGGCCGACGTGATCGCCAACGCTTGTGCGACGATTTCATCTGGGCTTAGTGGCTGGTTGACTGTGCGAGCCAATTCGTAGAAGCCCTTCACGAGAGCAACCTTGAAGTCAACAACGCGGTCAGTGTTCCGCATGAACGTCATGAGCAGCGTTGATTGCTGTTCGTTTAGGAGTGCGATGCGGACTTTGTGATTGTTGTATCCATCCCGCGTTTCAAACGCGACATGACCGAAGCGCTCCAACTTACCTGAGTGCTTCTCGATCAGCTCCAAAACGTTCTTATGCTGAACATCCGCGCCAAGTGCGATCTGTTCTGAGCTGACAACAAGGTCAGTGCCATTACGCTCAATCGTGGGTACAATAGGGTTATTCATTTTTCCTCCTCATGAAATGACGAAACCCGCTCGGGCAATGAGCGGGTTTTGCTTTTATAGGTATGATCCGCAGCCATAATTGACTTGCGAGTTGTGGCAAACAAAACCAAATTCTTGAGGTTTCGTTTTTTTGGTGCCGAGCTGATGCCTTATCCGCGGCCGCAGCTCTTTCGATGCTTTGATGTAGCCCTCCGCTTCAGCCTTGCTGCCCGTGTGGAATACGTCCTTGGTCGTGCCAGACGGGTAGATCAGCCGGACGATGTACTCACTCACGCCGCCGCCTCCAAGTTGCGTACCGCGTCCCGTGCAGTGCTATCGGTGATTGTTCCGAGGATTCGGAGGCCTTCTTCGTATACGTCGTCTGGATTAGCGCCGACCCAGCGGGTATCGAAGTCCATGCGTCGCTTTAGCCGATATGCCATGCGCTGTGCGTACCGCTTATTCATCGTCGGGTTGGCTTCAAGGATTCGCTTCTGGAATCCCCATGCTGTCGTTTCGTTTTCGGGCATGACGAATAACCTCTGTATCTGCGCCGGGTGATAGCACCGCGGACGGAAAAGTGTTTGTACTACGGGTTGTGTTGCCTGATTAGGCGGTGCGGCGACGTTGCGCCTGATCGGATAGTTCGAAAATGTTCGACCCTACCGCTTGTGCTAGTTCGTGTGCTTCTATGTCGGCTTCAAGGAATCGCCATAGGTGGCCGAGTTTCCATGCGCCGGGGATTGCACCAGCTTTGGCCTGTTCGGCGATCCAGCGTGGGCTTCGTTCCCAGCGTTCCGACAGTTGCCCGGTGCTGAGAGACTTACTCATGCTGACTTCTTGCTCTCGTACACGTCGGTCTTGTAGAGGTCCGCTGGGCTGACTTCTAGTGCGTCGGCTAGGCGTGCCAGTTCGGAGAGCTTGAAGTCCCCGGTGACTGCCAGCTTGCGGTAGAGGGTCGAGTACGGGATGCCTGACTTTAGTGCCAGTGCGTTGTCGCTGAGATTCTTGTCTCGGGCGACGATCTTGATGTTCGCTTGAACCTGTTTGATTGTGTCCATACGAATAGCATAACTGACCATTTGGATAGTTGCAAGCTTGTAATTACACCTATTTGGATAGCGAGGGTGTCCACCGTGATGATATAGTTGTCCATATGGGTACATATACAGACAAGTTGCCGGCCGCTACGGTAGAGCAACTACAGGCAGAGAGAGGCGGCAAGCGCCTCACCTATAAACAGTTGGCCGAAATTTCCGGGTTAAAAGAACAATCGGTCATGCGCTACCTAACTGGAAAGCGGGATATTCCGCTGCACGAGTTGATAGCCATGACCGAGGCGCTAGGGCTAACCCTTGGCGAGTTGTTCGAGAGGGCGACGCAGCGCATCAAGTAGGATCTCGATCCCTACAAGATCCGCAACAGCGCTAATTTCAGACAAAGTAAGGTCGCGTTCTCCATTGAGGCGCGACCTTACTGCTTTCTGCGATAGATTCCAGGCGTTGGAAAGTTCGAGCGGATCTAGGTTCGAGAGCAGAGTTTTCAAGTATCCCCCATGGATCTATCAGCGTAGTTGAGCCTTCAGTCAATCACTCAACGGGGACAATTTGCGCCCCAACTATCTCGCAATACCCGTTACCCACCTGCTATACTTCCTTGGTAGTGTTGTAGCGGTTTTTGACCGTTGCTAACCGTGGATACACAAAGAGACGACTAGGTGCAACTTCCGCATGATTACGCGGAATAATTGGGTATTGGATGAGAATTCAAACCCCGTTACTCACCCCAAGAGAAAAGACCCGATTCGGAATGAAAATTCTGAATCGGGTCTTTTGCTTTACCCGAGTGATTTTTGCCGATGAGCCGGCCCTGGACGCCGCCGATCGTGACGTCCCAAGCGTTGAGTACCATAGCCACCGAGCCAGGGGCATGCCTACTGCCAGCCAATCATCGGAGCAACCCAACTACTTCACCTAG